GCGTGATTGCCACGACCTGATTTGTCTAATATCCGACCAACCGCTTGCCCTACCGTAGTAACAGGAGTAGTGCCTGCCGCATCTTGAAACATAGTAGAAAAGTCAGATGGGTCATACCATGCGCCTTGTTCGCCTGCGGAGAATAGGGCGGCTACTTGCGATTCTAATGAGCTTATAGCTCTAATTGCTACGCAAGGGATAGATAACCTTAAGCCAAGCATTTAAAACAGTCCCACAATGCCTGTTGCGCTTGTACCTGAAGCCAATACTCTTTTAACACGTATCGGCAATAACGCGCCTGCCTGTACTGTTAAACTAACGGATGTTGTATTATCTACAGCAATAACAGCAAGTGTACCGCCTACCCCAATATATAAAGCTTTGGGAACATCCACAAGGTCATTATCATTATTAGGAGTAATAGCTAATAATTTACGCGCTTGCAAGTCTACGTTATCACTTTGATTTTGAAATTTATCAGCCATCATTATTCCTTTTTTGATTTAATAACACTAACCAATAAGCCCATATTATAGGCTTATCAGTTAAAATTATTCAGCGTCTTTGTCGGATTCGACTGTTACCGCAGCATCTAATGCCGCCTGTTCTTTCTTAGTCAGTTTCTTTTCACCAGACTTTTGCACTTCCAAATCCGCATTGTCTTTTACATCATTGTAAAAGTCATCTGACAATTCAACTGTTTCAAGTGGTGCAACTAACTTATCGCCAACGTACCATCCACGAGCACTAATATTTTTTACTTGCATAATCATCTCCATATTAAAAAAGGGCAAGGCTAAAATAACCCAGCCCTTTTATTTTACATCAATATCTACTAAATTGAATCAGCTTTGCTGAATGCTAATGGGTACTCGATAGTAACCCCACCGAAACGCGATTCACAAGGTACTTCAAATGCAAGACCTTTTTGCTGTGGAGCATGTTGCAAGAACATCATCGGCAAATTCAACTGATAGTTGTCGATTGAGTTGTCAGCGGCAATCATCGTATCAGTAGAACCATTCAAGCCCCCGTTAGCAGTAGAACCCAACTCAAGTACAGGTACTACGCGCTCAACAAATGGATTGTTTGTTAAGAAGTACTCAAGAATGGTTGTATCGCTAGTGCTAGAACGTGGAGTGCTTGCAATCAGCGTGTATTGCGCTAATGGCATCCACAATTCATTTGCACGGTGTACGCCTTTAGAAATGGTGTAAACACTATTTACGATACCGTTCATATCACGCAAAATCAAATCAGCAGATTTAGTGCTGAACAGTTTACTAGTACCAGTACCATCAGCAGGTACAGTGTAACCTGTTATATTTGCGTTTGATAAGAAGCCCGGCAAACCTGAAACAGTATCACCTGACCATGCCAAACGGTTGACCTGTTCATCATGTGCGCGTCGCGCCTGTGCTTGACGTTTTGCATCAAGTGGAGTGCCAGAGAATTGAGCCGCGCGGATATCTTGCACTGAATAGCCGTAGCTATTGCCAATGCCTTTAATCGGTGAAGTGAACTCTTTACCAGTAACATCTGAACGAGGCAAGTCATCAGCATAGTTAGCGATAATTTTCGCAGCACCAACACCATCATATTGACGGTAAGTAATTGTTGACGCGCCAGCAGGGATAGACGTATCAATCGGGAAAACTTCAAATGCTGTCAGTTTTGCACGTTTAACATCATAAGCGCGTGGGCGGATAGCTTCAAGCTGACGAGCAAAAAATACGCTCTCGTTAGCATCAAGGCGGCCAGTTGATTCAATGGCGCGTAAGTCTTGCGCGTCATACTTCATGTTTTGAGTAGTCATAATTATTTAATCTCCACGATTGCCAGACCTGCGCCTGAAGTACCAGTGATAAAACGTGCGCTGAATTGAGTAAATGCCTCAATGCCAGTAGCAACCGCTTCATCAGTAAATTTGCCGCTTGATAGTTTCAAGTTTGCAACAGTGCCAGCAACGACTGCATCTTCGGTATTAACCCAGATACGGCCTTCTTTAATCACGCCCACTGTGTCTTTATCCGCATACGCTGCAACACCTGCACTTGTTTGCTCAACAATGCCAGATACTGAAATGCCGACTGCCAATGCGCCTTGACCTACGCCAGTGCCAACCGCTACTACTTGACGCTCTTTGTTAGTGCCAAGTACAACAGGTACACCGAAACCGATAGCACCTTCTGCGCTGTAAGACATTGTGTTAAATGTGCCATTGTCGGCTAACAGACCAGCAAAGCCAGCCGCGCCATATTGTGATACGCTAGTTTGTGACATTATTTAGTTCCTTTCGCTAATGCATCCATATGTGCTTGGTATGCAGTTCTGCCAGTAGTCAAAGCAGCATCTGTTTTATTCAATGCAGCTTCGCGCTGTGAGGCCATGTTTAAATCAGGTGCAATTTCAAGTGCCATATCAAATGCAGCATCAACATAAACATCAGACTTATCTGTTAAATCTGCATCTTTACGCACAGCCTTGATAACGGCTTCTTTTACTTCGCGGTCTTTTTTACCTGCATGATCAATTTTGAACTTGTCAGCCTTGGCTTCAAGTGTCAAACGATTAGCAGCATCAGTGCGGCCTGCTTCTTTCGCTGATTTAACCAGTTCATCAATACCATCAACTTTAGCTTGTAGCGTGTCAACGGTAGATTGTAATTGTGGGATAGCTTCGAGTTTTTTGGCAGAATCCAAAGCGTCTGCACGAAGCTTGGTAAGCTCTGCCGCCACTTCGGGAGCTGCGTCATATTCGATGCCAGAGTCAAGTTTAACTTTAACTGTCATTGCGTTATGCTCCTTTGGGTTAATAATTACTTCATCTTCTAAAACTTCGTTGCTATCCATGTTTAAGCGAGCTACTCCAGCCCTGCCTCGCTTAACCACTGATAAATGATTGACGCGGATATCTCGTTGTATCGCATCATATTGACCATATATTTCATGAATTCCTGCTGTTTCATCCAGCTTGCATGAATAACCTAATGAAAGCTCACGTCTATCGCCAATGGCATCAGGTGAGTGAATAACTATTTGAGTGCGTACATTATCGCCATCTTGAAAGCCGTTATCTAATACCGCGCCAATGGTCACGCGATTAGCGTTCTTAGCGGTTACGATTTTGTCTTTATGGTCAATGGATATTGGCTTACCCTTCATGCTTGATAGGCTGTCTTGACTAAATACTTCTTCTGGCAATCTAAGCTCTTTACGAATTGAGCCATCATCGTTGCGATATTCTTGAATTCCTACACGTGCAACAATGGGAGTATCCACGATAAAACCTTCATCGGTTTTCGTGGCCTGAAATGATGCAAAATCATATCTAATTACACTCATGCGCCAATGTTAGCATAAAAAAATATTTTTTGATAAGTTTTTTTTATGGATAGTGTTTTGTTATTTAAATTTTTTAATCAAATATAGCTCTAGCTATACATCTGCATTGATAATCATGCCCAGGATGCCCTGTATTAGCTGGAGGCTCTGACCATTTATAAACTTTATTTGCATGGGCTTCATGACTTGGCCTGACGCGTTCATCATTGCTAGTAATCCATGTATATTCTTTTATTCCCAAATCTTGTTGTCTATATTGCGTTAAATCAGCATTTGCTTTGCTTACTTGGTCACGCGCAATAAATTTAGCGCGATAGCTGGTAACGCCTGATAATCTTTTAATTTCTTTAGCAATCTCTCTTGATGCATTCCCTGCCATTACGCCATTGCGTATAGCTGATTCAACTTTGCCAATGTATTGCGTAGGTATAGATTTAATTAACGATGTGTTGTAATCAATCCAGTTATTCATACGTGGAATTAACCAAGGCTCTGATCTGAATATATCTACACCAATACCAAACCTAGCGCGAATTAGCGTTGGGTCTGATACATTGCCATAAGCTACCATTCCGTTAGGAATAGCACCGCTTGGCGGTATGGTAATACCAGTGCCAGACTTAACAACTAATCGCCATTGCCTATCATTGAATGTATTAATATTGGCATAAACTTCCGGCAGCCTAAAAATTACAGGATTAGCAATTAACATACCGAACTCAAGCATACCAGCGAGTAAGTAAGTTAAGTCCTCACTAAATCCATCAATACGCAAGACGTTAGCATCGCGTATTTGCTTTTCAGTTTCAGTTGTTAGCTGTGTAACAAAGTCTTGTAATAACTTGTTATAGCTACGTTCTGCGCCTGATGGATATAACTGTATTTTAAGAATTGCCATTTTTTGGTTTTTTATTATTTACAGGCTTTTCTTTTACTGTTTTAAGTAAAATATCAATGGCAATGCCATATTCTTTTGGGTCTGTCGGCTTAACAGTATCATCACCTCTACGCCATTTATTATGGTTTTCAATAATGATAATTGCTTCATTTAAATTCATCTTTTACCACCTTTCAGATAATCCTCTAATACTGCCAATGCTTCGTACACGCTTTCAGCAACTTCTTTCTCAAGTCCAGCTTGCATG